GTTATCTGCACGTTAAACCTGCGACGTTGCCAAGGGGATATAACGGATAGCGCCGTTTACCCGAACTCGCAAAGACCCTGTGGACGCACCCGGTACGGCGGTGCAAAACAGAACATCGCCGCTTGCGCCAGTGCTGACGTTGCCGCCTGCGCGGCCAACATCAAGCAAGTTCAGGACACCGAGGCTGTTTTGCGCTTCATCGCCAAAAGCAATAAACGCAGTTGGACGCGAAGCCCTGACACCGTTAAACGACGTAAAATCGTACACCGCGCCGTAGCACGTTCCGACATTTGTAGACGGCCCAACGTCAACCACGCCGTACATCGATGTGTTCAACCCGGTGATAACGTCGGACGCGGTTCCCAAAGAAGTTTGCGCGTAAACGCCGAACATCGTGCCGCCGGACACGCCCGCCGTGCGAGAGTTGACGGCACCAACTACGGCAGCAACCGTACCCGCCCAAGTGGCGGCAGGGCGAACCGTGAAGTCCGTGAGATTGTAGCTGCCAGTGGATAGATCAGAGGCCGTTAACGTGTCATCAGACGAGAAACCAGCGCCTGAAATAACCGGGCCTGAAAAGGTGGTAGTACCCATAATTCACATTCCTTTTTGCACAAGTAGCTTGATAGTCTGTGCATCGTCCGCCGGGGCGGTCTAGCAAGCTGGGTTTTCCCCGGAAAGATTTTAATACTGTAACAAATACGCCCGCATATAAAGATAAGTCCGGTTGGTATGCTCTACACATAGCCTACGGGAAAAGGCCACCAACCGGACTAGAAAACCCGTATTTTATAAGATTAGTCGATGTCCGTAGTCTTGTGACCCTTGGGGGACATACCCGCATGGGCCGAAGACAGCGGCGACTTATCTGAACCAGCGCGACCACCAGCCTTGCGGGCCTTACGACCGGCGTGGGCCTTCTTCGCACGGCCACCCGACTTACGCTCTTCAGCTTCGTCGTTGACATTGCTCTGGTAGGTGTAGCGCAGATTCTTGCGCTTCAGATCCTGCTCATACTCTTTAGTGCCAGACTTGGGAGAGTCCATTTCTCCGCCGTTGGCCTTACCTTTACGACCTTTCATGAGGTCTCTCCTAAAAAATGGGGCCTCCCCGGTTAAGGGGAGGCTTACCGATTACGAGGTTGGGAACGAACCGAAGATTGACCGGAAGTTGTAGTAGCCGAACGAATAACGCTCGTAACCCTTCACAAGCAGGTTGTCGGTAACAAAATCGACCTGCATGTCGGTTTCAAACTTTACACGTTCCATATACGACAGACCGTCAATGTTGGTCAGCAAGAACCACGCATAGGGCGAGGTCAGGAAGTCGTTGACCATGTACGATTCCGGCAGACCGCCTGCGGTCATGAGAATCGCGTTGACATCATTGTCCGCACTACCCGGACGCAGTTCCGTCTTGCACAGACGGATAGCAACCGGCTCCAACTGGGGAGGAACAACCAGCTTACGACCACGGGCGAAGACCTTCAGGCCAGCCTGATCCTTGAAGTTCGTGCGGATTGCGATCATCGCATTCAGCAGCGTAGCTTCGTTAAGATCAACCTGAGTTGTTGGCGTATTCGCCACAACGCCGCCAGTGATCGGATGGTTGAGGTCGCAAAGAGCCACCCCGTCCCCGCCAATGGAAGCATTGTAGGTTTCAGCAGTATTCAGGAGGTTCGCGCCGTAGATTTCCTTGGTCTGCTGAAAAGATTCGATCAGGCCGAGGTTGGACGGGTGGAACTGGGTCTTATACAGGTTGTCGTCAACAGCCTTGCGAGTGATCGCGTAGCCGAGGCCGATTTCCGTATGTTCCTGATTGTAGATGAAACGCTCACCAGCGTTATTATCAAACGCAGTCTGACCGCCTTCGGTCTTCAACTGGGCCAGACCGAGGTACTGCATTTCGGCAGTACGTTCGAGGGCCATGTTCGAGTTATGCTTGGTGAAGATTTTATCGTACTGAGACGGGATCATCTCGTACTTGCCTTCTACGCCGCGTAGGCCGGGGAGCAGAAGGTCTTTAATCGCACTAAGATTAACAGCCATTGGTCAAACTCCCTTAGCTGATGCCGGTCGGACCAGCGCCATTGGTGCGCATGATCTGGTTGTTGAAGCCAACAACGACATGGTTATACTCGGACTCTGGGTCCGCACCATTTGCTCCCGGCGGGAACGTAATAAGGTCGACTACGATAAACGGATAAGTGACCGTAGTGCCGAGGGCATTCAGATACGCGCCGGACGCACCAGTGCTGGTATTTCCAGTACCGATAGCGAACTGAGCATACTGACCGACAGGTGAAGTGCCATACGACGACAGCGTACCGCTGATGTTAAACGTCGTGCCGTTGCCCATAACAAGCCAACGAGCATTCGGATCATCAACAACATAGACGATGACATCGGTGGACGAATCCGTACCCGGCCAGTAACGCGACCACACGGTGCGCTTCTGGGAAACAGACAGGTACTGAGCGCCAACAAAGATGCCAGCAATTGCCTGCGTATCGGAAGGATCGGCCTGCACGATATAACCAGTTGCGCCATTCTGCTGAACGGGGTCGCCAAAATAAATGGCGGCAGCGTTATAAGCAGCGCGGCGAGCAGACTGGGAGAAAGTCGGAGCGCCACCAGCGCCACCGTAGTATTCTAGAAAACCGAAAGGCGCGTTCACATTCGCCATGACGGGACTCCTCTTCAGGAGGCCATCATCGCTCATCGTGGCGAAGATAGGGCCGGGGTTAATTATAAGCCCTCCTCATCGTGGGAAGGCAGGCGCTTGTGCGCTTGGGAACAGTATATACTAAATATGGAACCATCTGTAAACGATAGTTGCCCAACATAATTCGGCTACCAAATGTACGAAAAGAAACCCCCGCCAGTTTCCCAGCGGGGGTTAGTTGTTAGGCTGCTAACTGCTCTAGTCGGTACGCTGCCAGCCGCATAACTAATACAGCCTTGCGTTCTTCAGACATCGGCTTGCGCGTTTTAGGCTGTTTGAACTTCACTCTATTGGCTTTCATAGACGCCTTAAAAGCATCGTGGGCTTCTCTACCCATCATATAAAGCACAATGGTCAGGAACACGGAGCAGAACTCCCAGCCGTGTCCGGCAACATACGGGCCGAATGTCCTGCGCGTGATTGTGTGGGCCAGTTCGTGCAGAACAACAGCCTCGTTACGCGCCCAGAGCGGAATGTTAATAGCGTAACTCCCGCCTCTGGCTATTCTAGTGCCGCGCCCGTCCTTAACGGTAGGTTCGCGGTCTCGGGTCGCCGTTGGATAAGCGGCCTGTACCCGTTTAGACGCCCAGACCTTCGCGGTATATCTCTCCACATCTTTTACAGTCGGCAGTGGACATGCGAGAGGCTTGAGTACATCATCCGCGCGGTAGAGCCTCGCGCGTTGGTTATCGCGTGATTTCATTTCATTTCCTATCAATGTCAAAGAGCGCCGGGGTTGCAGCCCCGGCCTCAACCGCACCAAGCGATTGATGGAGACATTGTAGCAAACGGGTTTTCCGGTTTTGGGGTTTGGCCCATTATATAGGCCTAAAAGGCCCATTTCATTGGGCTTATTGATCAAATCGGCAAACTTGACATAGGTAAACCGGGCATTAGATGACCAAGTTCTGCCGATCAGGCACAAAAAAACCCAGCATTTCTGCCGGGTTTCTCTGCTGATAATAAATTTTCTATCAGTCTTTCGGAACAGGCAGCGGCGCGTAGGACTTGTTGATCTTCGGAGCGGCCTGAGCATGGTCTCGACCAAACTGACCCTGCGGAGCCGAACCAAGCTGTTCTTCCTTGGCCCGCATCTGCAAACGGGCGCGGCGCTTGTCGGCTTCCTTAAACTGACGAGTAACCTCTTCAGGACGCTCCATCAGGACCATACCCTTACGCTCGATTGATTTAGCAGCCCCAATAGGCATCATTTCCGGGTGACGCTTGGCCGGAACAGGCTCCCAGCCAGTACGGTGCAGAGAGGTCATGTAGGCCGGGTCTTCCTGATTGAAAAGCGTGTTGCGCTTCCATTCGTAGGTCCAGCCGTCCGGGGCCTTGGGGGTGCGGAAGGCGTCCTGCCCTTCATCAGCCTGACCAATATTGCCCATAATTTCCTGCGCCCTCTTTGCGGCGGCAGAACGGGGATCGGGTTCGCGCATTTCGGCCCTCATAGGCTGACGGATGGAAACAGGCTCAACAGTCTCAGGGTCAACTTTCCGGGGACGCCCACGGCGTTTTGCTACAGGTTCCATTAGTTCATTTTCCCTTCTTTTTTCAGGTCCATCATGTTTTTGTGGTACTCGGCGGGGGTCATTCCCATCATTTTAGCCATGTCGGCCTGTTCGCGGGTCAAGGTGGCCCGGTTGGCAGTCGTTCCCGTTCCGTTCCCACTGCGGCTCACAGGCGTGGCAGCAGGGGAGGCCCGTCGCTGGGTGGGTGCAGACGCCGCAGACAGGGCAGGCTCGGCGTCATAGACCGGCTCTGCCCTTCTGGGGGTCATTTTCAGCGTGTCTTCGACAAACTCGAAGTATTCTTCGCTGTCAGCCGGGATTCCGTCCGCCACGGCAATGTTATGGGCCGCAATCATCTTTGTCATAAGCCGGGGATCGGTCACACACTGGGGGTGGGCGCGTACCCAATCCGCAGAGCGCGGGGAAAGCTGGCTTGCGAACTCCTCAACAGGGTCTGTGCGCCTTTCCATAGGCTGAACCCGCTGCGGGGGCTGGTTTTCAAGGCTTTCCTTGCCCAGACGAAGCTGGTTTAGCTTCGCAGCCGTCTCCGACATGGCATAAGCGATGTTTGCCGCCTGTTCATTATCCCCGTTAGCCGTCGCATTGGCATAATTGGCCTTCAGGATTTCCGTTTCACGGGTCATGGACTCAATTGCACCGTTAACTAGGTGCAAATTGGCCTGATGAACGTCGGTTTCGGCCTTTGCAGCGGTATTGCTGCTCTGCCTAGCCCGATTTTCGGCCTCATACCGGGCAGTACGCTCGGTCTCAAGCTGCTTTTTCAGGTCTGAAATAGCTTTATCGTTATCCGAAGCCTTAGCTTCTACCGGTTCAGGCTTATCTGTGATCTCAAGTTCGAGTTCAGGTTGGGTCTCCATGGCTTCCGGGGCCTCCAGAACAACCTCAACCTCTTCGTCCTTTTGCTTTTTTGCCATTTTGATTGGTCCTTTCACCAAATCTTGTCAGGTACGTCGATCTTCCCGCGCACGGAGGTGTCATCCAGCATCCGGCACAGGACGCCATTGACGGTAATCGGCCAGCCTTCCGAGGGCCGGAACACAATCCAGTCGTTCAATTCAATGTGCATGTCCTTGAACCACAGGCTGTCATCACCTTCAAAAGCAGCCGGACCCTTCTTCAGGACTAGGCCAATCTTTGACTGATATTGGTCTTCAGAGCGTTGACCATCGGTCAGGTAGATGCCGCTCTTGGTCTTTTCAGGCCTGATATAGATAGCGATCAAAATCTGATTGTTATAGATTTCAAAGCTATCAATGTTCCCGATTTGTTCTTTCAGAACTACCTTCGGGTCTTCGTCGTGTTCCATCATTCTAGGAGGCATAGGTATCCCTTTAATACTCTAGCGGTTGCGTTGGTCGGCTGCGTCTTGGGCAATTTCGATCATGTCTTCCATGTCGTTTAGGGCTGCAATCTTCCCCATCAGATACTTAAAATCAGCTACATTCTCGTAAGAGTTAACTGACAAATTATCTTTTAAATCCAATATCCTATGAGCAATCAGGCGCTTTAGTTCGCGCTGAAAAACCGTATCAATTGTTTGCATGAAACCCCTTTTGATCAGGCAAAAATAATGGGCCGAGGTTGCCCCCGGCCCACTACATATAGTTCTTAATTACTTAACTAACAAGTTAGACAGGCTTGACATACTTCTTCTTGGCAATCTCGATCTTCTCAAGGCGACCAAGCCCGCCGCCAGAACCAGCATCCATATCCTTGTAGGAACTATAGCTGCGGTGACCGACCTTGCCGCCAGACTTGCGCGGCATCGGCGGCATACCCGGAGGCGGACCACCGACCGGGGGCATACCGGGGGGCATTCCACCCGGCGGCATTCCCGGAGGAGCGCCCATCGGCGGCATCGGGGGCATCGGGGGCGGCATCGGACGGGGCGGCGGGGGCATCGGAGCGCCCGGAGCCTGATTGTCCATCTTGTGCGGGTTGATGATGATGTTGATGTTGGTCTTGCCGCTCTTCTTGGACTTGGGAGCGTCATCATTCATCGCATTCAACAGGCCACCACCGGCCTTAGCAACACGGCCACCGGTCGGGCGAGTGCCACCAGTGTAGTTGCCAGACTTACCGCCGCGCTTGAACGAGGTTCCAACCAAATCCGACTTAGGCTGGATAACATTTCCAAGTTTCTCAAGGATTCCTGTGTCCTTTGCGATTTTCGCAGCAATAGCGGCCTTATCGAAGTCGTCCTTGGGGCGATTTTCATTAGAACCACCGTGGGCTTTATTGGCCTTGCCGCCGCTCTTGAAGCCTCTGGCAACCTCTGACTTAGCGGTGTCGTGAGCATCCTCAAGGTCGCCATGATAATCGGCCTTGGACTGATACGAGCCATCAGGCTTGAAGAACTTAACCCGGTGTTCGTTATAGTCCCCATCCTTGTAGACCTTAGCCTTGTGGCCTTCGGGGCCAGTGTGGGTCTTAATAAGGCGCAGGCTCGGCTTATTCTCTGCGTCATCATAGTGACCCAGATTGCCGCCACGATTAAAA